GGAACTACGGTCATCTATTCAGAAATGGCTCGTAACAACCCGCATGTTAATCGTCAACCTTATTTCTATGTAGCGCTAACTCGTAATAAGTATTCACCGATACATATTGTTAACTCGGGTCAGGCCCCGATTTTGAAGCAGTTCTTCATCGAATCCGAGAAAGCGGCCAAAATCTGTTGTGGTAAAACTTTGGAGGAAGTACAGAAAATCTTCAGGGACGAATTCGGTGCGGTTTCAAATTTGTCTCTGCCATTTGAACCAAAGGCAACCGCAGTTCCTATAGAAGATCCCCTTCCGGTCAAACCAGTGATACTTCCGGCGAAACCGGAGCTGACCTTGAATAAAAGGATGCTCCTATGTGACAAAATAAGGGCATTTATTGATTCTCCAACACCGACTGACGATCCTGATTTCCTTTTGGAGGGGCCTGGATACGAATTACACGAAAATGGACAATGTGACATGCTCTGCCATAGAAAGATCATAACGAGCGAAGATGGCCACACCAAATTATGTGTCTTGATGAAATGGAAGTATTGCGACAATGAAATCCTATATAGGACACGCGATAAAATGCACCGTGTGAAATCAACATGCATTTATGTTGATCCATCAAGATTCTCGATTAATCAAAACCCCTTCGTGGAATTCTGTGGCTACGGATATTGGTGGCGCATGAAACCTTCTGGTCAACGTTACACGAAATATGTATTTAATTCAGTCCATTTGCCGGAATCCTACAAAGAGGGCAGATTCGACGCGGAAATCGAACTGTTCCAATTGTCAAAAGAACGACAACTGTATCGTCAGGAATGGGCTCAAAAAGAGGAGGCTAGAACAGCTATCAGATTTGAAAAGGCACTTAAACTACGCGCAGCAGGGTTAAACCTCTTCGAGTGGTTGGAAAGCTTGTTGCCAACAGGATTGTTATGTTCCGAATGCCGTAAGAATCCATGCCAGTGCAGTCTTTTCAGCACCGTTGATCACCTCGGCCAGCCTAAACGAGTCAGAACGGCAAGGTATGGTACGTGCTTCAAACCATGCCATTTCGATAATACCGAAAAGTGTGCACTATTACACTCGAAGATTGCCTCAGAGAATTCAACTAAACAACAGCAACAAAAACGTCGTGCGTTAAAGGAACTCCAAGAAAAAGAAGAAAGGGCTAACCGTGAAAATCATGGTGGACAATCGAAACCGAATCAGTGCTTTTTACACTTATGCGCAACCCACTATCATAAACATACGTCCGATTGTAGACACCCCCATTCAGTCCTTATCA